GCAGCACGTTGAACCCCTACGGGTCGACGTGATGCAGTGCGTTTCGGCGCCGTACGTTTCGGCGTATTCCGTCGTACAGAAAATGTCGGTTTAGATTTAGCCATCAGTGTCTATAATGTGTAATGTGAATAAATTTTCGGCGGGTGGGTGTACCCCCACCCCGGGTGTTTGCGATACGAAACCTGTTGCTACTCCCCATTAATTATGAGGGGAACATCCGTTTGCTCGGGTACGATCTCTGCACATGTCGGCAAAGCGAGCGGAGTGTTCTTGACGATCCAGAGGGCGAAGGTTTTCCTGTCGAAGTTCGGGAGCTGAACATCAACAAGGTCCTCCATCCACTGCGCGTGCTCGTTCGGGAATTGTTCGGCCTTGACGAAGTTCCCCCACCAGTTGACAGGGGAGTTGATCTTCGTCTCGTTTCCGAATGTTTGAACGATGTTTGCACACCACGGCCCAATGATGGGTGTGTTAGCGTCAGTTAGCAAGAATGCCTTTGCCTTGGCCACAGCTTTGTCGATTGCCGTGATCCCCGGAGGCATGTGTTTGCAGGTGTGGAACTTCGCGAGTTGCCGCGAAACATCACACATTGAGTTGGGGTCTCCGTACCAGGCGTCTCCGAAGTACCTAGCCAGGAACTGAGGAGGTGTTGGAGCTCGAACAATGTTCGACTTCAACACTTGTCCAAAGTTCTCGGCGTTGCGGGTCGTTCGTTTGACTTCCTGTACTGGGTCCAGGACCGGTCTTTCAAGACCGTCGTCTCCTGCGTATAGGCCAAGAGCATTCCAGGCATCTTCAATAGATAGCCCAGTAGTCCTCTTGTACACGAAGGCGATGGCAGCGGAGTCTATTGTGTTGAACAAAGATGTCTCCGGTGATCCTGAAGCCCTGGCGAAGCCGCTTTTGTATTCGACGTCGCCAAGTCTTCCCCTGACGCCATACTGCTTCCTCATCAACTCGACAACGTAGGGGTCGTCAGGGTAGATGAGTTGCATGAGCGGTTCTTCGATGAATCGTCGAAGTTCCGCTCGCACGTGCCCGTCCATTCGTGAGTAGTCCGTTTCGATCAGGACTTCTTCATCCATGGCAAGATTGACGACTTTCTGGGAGATCTCCATTGGAGTGCCAAATCCGTACCATTCAAACTGCTTCATCTGCGCCGCGATGGGGTAGATGTAAGTGCTGTACTCGACTTTGGTCAAGCCAGGAATGGTGGAGATGACACGAGGAGCTCCAGGTTTAGAGTAGGATTCCTTCTTCATGAAGGCCTTGATGTCGTCGTTTTCCGGGTAACCGCTGTTGACGGCTGCAGTGATGATGTCTCTCTGTGTTTTGCGAGATTGTCTGTCCCACACCTCATCGACTGTGGTGGGCGTTTGCTGGCCCACCATAGCTGCGAGCTTTTCAACGAACTCGCGCGTGAACCTGAGTCGTCCACGGCCAAGGTTGAGGGGGACGGTGTCTTGGAATTGTTCAATGCGGTCCTTCACAGCCCACTTCCTGTTGGCGTTGTCATCAACGGGGTCGTATGATCCCCCGTTGACCAACGGTTGCATGAAAGCGGTGATGCCTGATTTGTAAGCACCAGTGTCGTGATCGACGATGTTTGCTGTGTAGCTGGTAATCGAATTGGCCACGTTTGTCATGTACGCGCCTTTGTGTCCGATGTTCTTCCGCAGGTACGCTGCCAAGATGGCTGCCTGCCCCCTGTCCTTGTTCGCCCATGCGAATGTAGAACTCGCTGATGGGTCTTGCTTAGCCAATTCTGCTGTGAAAATGGCTGCTTCGTAATCCTCCAGACTAATTGTTACAGCCGTTGTCGGCGTGTAACCCGCTCGAGCGATCGATACTTTCACTCCTTCTTTGCCGTGAACATACAGCTTGACCCAACCCTTTGCAACGGGGTTGAGTTTCTGCAGTTCCTGACCTCTCACCGAACACTCGGCCAGTGTTGCTGCCACACCCCACCACGTTGATATGGGCGTGAGCAACACCAAACACTTGGTGTCAGTGATCTGTCTCCTGTCCACATGAAACGTGGTCATGTGGGTGACGATGCCGAAGGTGCGATTGCATACTCGTATGCAGTCAGGAGTCCAGTCCCACAGGGTTTGGTGGTATTCTCCACCACCACTAACCCTTGTACTGTAACTTCCGTCTTCCTGGAACCAATGCGTGTATTCCGATGCTCCAGCCGCTGTGGTTGGATTCTCGGTGTACAGCACGACGGGGTATTTAGACCCCACCAGACGGTTGACAAGATCCGGCATGTGAAAGTCTACATCAATGTAGGCTCTCACTCCGGCACGCCCATGTCTCCTCATGGGTTCCTTGTCACAGTCTTTGTCCCAGTAGTACGTCCTCTCACCATCTGTTCCCATCATGACATCCCTGGTGGAATGCTGAACGGAATACAGTGGTAGATTGAGGCTGTCTGCGTAGCGCTTCGCGAAATCAGTAGCTGCTCCTCTGTGAGCCGCACTATGACCATGCGAATGATTTTCTGGTATAGGTCCCATTACGAAGGGTAAGCTGTTGAATGCTCGGCGGGCGTCCAAGCCCGCCACCTCTGGTGCATCTCTCGTAGAGTGCACGATTTGGGTCAGAATCTCTCTCGAGACTCCCCCAGTTTGACGGGTGGCACTCGATTGTGCCACCGCGTCAAGACCGATTTTCTGAACGCAATTGCTCATACTAACGGTTCCCGTTCTATGTCTCAGGTGACTAATACTAGGGTTTGATATTATTATCTTTGTCTCAATGACTAAATCTCTTGGAAATATT